CATGAGTTGCTGCACGACTGTTTCCCCCACCTGAGCGAAGAAGCCGTCGCCGATGCCGCCGGAGTCATGGCGCGCAGCATGTGGCGCGACAAATGGAGGAGGGTCATGGAATGAGCGACGTCGTCCTTAAACCCTTCCGCCTTACCACTCTGATGGAGGCTATCAAAATCGCCGAGCTGCGCTGGCTCGAAGCGCGGGTCATGAAGCTGAACGCGGCTACAACCTACGACTCGGACTACTGCGAGATCATGGCGCGCGACATCGGCGGCATTCTCGCCGAGATTGTTGTCGGCCGCAGGTTCGACAAAACCTATTTGCCTGCGACGAATAGCTTCCACAAGCGCGCCGACGTTGGCGACGACATCGAGGTCCGCAGCACGGTCCACCTTAACGGCGCCCTGATCGTGCGCGACAACGACGATCCGGCGAGGCGCTATGTGCTGGTGGTGTGCGACCCGATGAAGGGTTTCATGATCCGCGGCTGGGCATACGGCCACGAAGCCAAGCAGCCTCAGTGGCTTGAGACCGGCAACGGACGACCGGCTTACTGGTATCGAGGGCCGCTGCGTTCGTTCGAGGAAATGGCCATCAATCTATGACTAGCGCAATCCTCATCGCCTTGGTCGGCCTGCTCTACTTCGCCGTGGCCATCGATCAATTTTGCGTACAGCACAACTTTTGGGCCGGTGTGGTCTGGTTTGGCTACAGCGTTAGCCAGATCGGTCTTTGGCACATGACTATCCGGCCATGATTCATGAGTAAATACGATATTATGACACCGGAAATTGCCGAGATCGACAAAACCATTGCCCTGCTCAAAACGCAGCGCATCAAGCTTGTCGCCGCGGCGGCAAAGAAGAAGGCAGATGCATTGTGCGCGGAGATGCGCAAGCGCAAGCAAGCGAAATGAATTTTCTGACGGCAAAAGCGGGTTCGTGCAGGCGCGCATGGTGGTGTGCGCCTCGGAGCAAGCCGGTATGCCCAGCCCCACGGAGCACGACCAGTGGGGCGCCGTCAAACTTTAGAGCGTCAGGGAATGCGGCGGACGTTGTGGTCTGGTCATTTCATACCCCTGCCTCCGTAACCGCATAAAACGGAGGCCGCTCTAATGCTTTTACACACTTTGCCGGACAGCGCGGATAGACGGATGAGCGCTATGGACTGGAGGATTCCGGTCGGCGCCACATCGAGGTCGGGAGGTCACCGTATGGTGTGCCGCAACCTTGGCAACCCGCGCGCTGAAAAGGTGCTGCAGCACCGTCTCCGGCACTTCTTTGGCAGGGTGATGAAAGCGGCAGACATGAAATCTGTTCAGCTAGGTTCGTCCCGATGTGGTATCGCCCAGCCCCGCCAAAACAAAGGTGCCGCCTCGCTGACAAAAGCCCCCTCGGCTTTTCGCAAGATAGGCGAAGCGGTCAACAGACAGGGAACGCTAACCATCACCGGCTCCAATGCGCGTCTGGGCGCTGAAATGCCGGTGGCCCTGTCTTATTTTTAATATGAGCGACACACCTAAAACAGACATGCTTTTAAGCAATCAGCATTTTGATTGCGTTCCATACGACGATGCTTGCGGACAGCTTGCCGAATTTGCCCGAGATTTGGAGCGAAGACTTAACCACGCCAACGCGCTTTTGGCCGAAATGAAGCAGGCGGTGAAGTGGGCTAAAAACGAGGCCAAAGAGCGCTTGCAACGACTCGACAGCGCAGCCTGTGAGCGTCGGCAGTGGATGGAATCTGAGCACCGCGCCAAGAAGGCCGAGCGTGAATCTTTTGCGCAGTGGTGCCAAGCAGTCGGGCGTCTCAGCACAATCGCCGAAGACTGTGGGGCATGGCTAAACAATCAGTGCGACGAAACCGCATGTGAATTTATCAAAGCAATCCGCGACTACGCAAAAAAGGCATCCACATGATCTCTTGGTCACCATATCCAATGCGCGCCGAAGTCGCCGGTGTCGGCGCCGCGTGGCTGCTCTACGTCCAGCCGCAGGGCGGCATGGCGAACGACATCTGGACGTTCGTGCCGGAGTCCACCGGCCAACCGCTGCACGTCCGCAGCGACCAGTTCCATTTTTCTGAGAATCCGACTTTAGATATAGCAACTTTGGGCGCTGACACGGCTTAACAAATCGGTTCTGGGAGGGACCGCGCGTCAACCAGTCAGCGCCCATTACATTTTAGAGGGGAGAGCGCAGCGGAGTCTGCGCAGAGGGAGTGAACGAGCAGAAACAACGGTTTCAGCCGACCGAGCACCCTGTGATGAAGATCGACACCGATCTTTTGAGCAGGTTAGGGCCGGAGGAAGGCTGGCAGTATCTCAAAACGAGGGAGGAGCTGATTGCGCGCGAGGCGAGCGATCCGTTCCGCTTTGGTTATGTGCCGCCGCTGTGGAAAAAGGCCAGCGAACTCCTCGATAAACACCGAGAGCTGCTCGTCATGGGCGGGAACAGAAGCGGAAAAACGGAATGGGCGGCGAAGGAGGTCATCAAATTGATGCACAGCAAGGCCGGAGCCGTCGTCTGGTGCTTCGCCGAGACGTCCGCGACCAGCATCGAGTCGCAGCAGCCGCGTCTGTGGAAGTTTATGCCCCCTGAGTGGCGCAATGCGCGCAAAAGTCAGGTGACTAATATTTCATATACGCTGAAAAATGGTTTCTCAGAGGCCAAGTTTTGTAGTCCCAATGGCAGTATCTGCTGCTTCAAAAATTACGCGCAAGATTTGAGTGTCATAGAAGGCGCCGAGCTGGACATGGCATGGTGCGACGAGCTGGTCGGTCTAGATCTGCTCGAAACGCTGCGATTCCGGCTTGTAGACCGCAACGGCAAGCTGGCGGTGACGTTCACGCCGGTCCAAGGCTACAGTCCGACCGTCGCGTCCTACTTGAACGGCGCAAAAACGGTCGAGGACGCCGACGCCGAGCTGCTGCCGAAGCGCGCAGAGAAGGACGGCGAGCAAATCATCACCGGATACGAAAAGGTGCCGGTCCTGCAGATGAGCACGCGCAACCGGCCGGTGCTCTACTTCCACACGCGCGCCAATCCATGGGCCGGATGGTCTCGTATGCGCAAGGAACTACAGAACGAGACCCGCGAGCGGATACTTTGTCGCGCCTATGGCGTGCCGACCAAGGCCATCTCTGGCCGCTTCCCACTATTCAACGAGAAGGTCCACGTCATCAGGCACAGCGACGTGCCGGAGGGTACGCGGTATCACTGGGTAGATCCGGCAAGCGGGAGAAACTGGTTTCAGCTCTGGTCCGTCCACGACTCGGCCGGTCGCTGCATTATCTACCGCGAATGGCCAAGCATGGACGACTACATCCCATCGATTGGCTACGCAGGCGAGTGGGCGCTGCCGGACGGCAAGAAGATGGACGGCAAAGCGGGACCAGCGCAGAGCGACTTCGGCTTCGGCTTGGAGCGATACGCCGAGGAGATCAAGCGCGTCGAGAACGGCGAGAAGATCTTCGAGAGGTACATGGACAGTCGCTTTGGCAACGCGCCAACGCTCGCGCGCGAGATGCCGACGACCCTGATCGATGAGATGGGCGAGCTGGGTGTGGATTTCCTCGCCGCACCGGCCGACTCGATTGACGAGGGTGTCGCCATGGTCAACTCCATGCTGCACTACAACAACGAGCAGCCCATCAGCGCGCTCAACCAGCCGAAGCTCTATATCTCGGAGCGTTGCAAGAACACGATCTATGCGCTGGCGACATATACCGGAGCGGACGGCAAGAAGGGCGCGACGAAAGATCCGGTTGACTGCGTGAAATTCATTGCGCTCTCCGGCGCAGGAAACGTGGATGGAGAGACGCTGATGTCCCGCGGAGGAGGAAGCTACTAGTGGCCATCTCCGGTGTTGTTCCCCCGCCCCCGCGCGCGCGTCCTCCCAAAAGGCGCAGGGATAAGCCGCCCCGCTGTGGTGTTTGCACCAAGCCGCTTGGCATCGAAGACATCCACGGCATCGACAACCAGCTCGGCGCGGTCTGCTGCGAATGCGGTCCTCACGTCGTCGCAGCCAATAGCATTATGTATCCGTTCTACATCTGACCTTATGTTCACAAAAACCAAAACCATACCGGTGGACCGCTATGCCGTGTCCGACAACTACGACCCAAAGGGAGCACTCGCCTTCAGCCGCGAACAGGCGCCCAATGCCTACTTGGCCGTCATGCTTGAATTGCAGGACCGCATCGCCGACGCCGTCACGCTGTGCAGCACGATGGCGACCTCGAAGGAGGGAGGATATCTCGCACACGCGGCCGGTCAGCTCTGCGCGCTGCAGGAACTATGGGACGCGCTCGAAGCGCGCCGCGCGGAATCGCATCGGGTCGAGTAAATAATACTGGACATCCGTTCAGCATTACCGAATACTAGATGTATCAACGTGGAGTGCGCCTTCATGGCGCTGGGTGTTGATCGGACTGGGAGACGAACTCTCTGGCACTACTTGGAGGTATAAGTCCATGGCGGAAGGGAAAGTCGCGTCTGATGACGCAGGGATAGATGTAGTTTCACTAGCTATTCAGGAGCTGTCTGGCGGCATGCCGGAGCAGAAGCTGGAAGAAGTGAAGTCGGCGGATAACGCCGAAGATCTTTTACAAGACGAGACAAACGAAGAGGAGACCGAGGAGAACACCGAGGAAGCCTCCGAAGAGGACAGCACAGAAGAGTCTGGCGACTCGGAAGATTCCGAGGACAGCGAAGACGAGGAAGGCGAAGCGCCATCACAGGACAACGTCCAGAAGCGTATCAATAAACTGACGGCCCAAAAGAAGGCCGCAGCCGAAGAAGCCGCCACAGTCAAATCGCAATACGAGGAAGCCCAAAAGCGCCTCGCCGAGCTGGAATCGCAGGTCAATGAGGCTTCGCGCCCGATGCTGCAGCCTAGCGCGGAAAACCCGCTTGCCGACGTCGATACCGCCGAAGCGCTTGATGCGAAAATCAAGAGCGCTCAGGAGGTTCGCCGCTGGGCGCTGCGCAACACAGACGGTGCCACCGTGCGTAAACCGGACGGCAGCGAGGTCTACGTTGACGCCGATGAGGTAAAAAACTACCTGATTCGTGCAGACGACGTTTTGACGGTGCATGCCCCCGCTCGACGCGAATGGCTCTCTCAGAGGCAGCCAGCAGTCGAAGCGGCCAAGAACCTGTTCCCCGACCTCTTCACAAAAGGCAGCGCGCTCAACCAAGCGTTCCAAGCGACCGTAAAACAAGCGCCGGAGCTATTGAAGCTCCCGCAGGTTGAATACTGGGTCGGCTTGGCGCTCTACGGTGAGCAGCAGCTCATGGCCAAGCAGGCAGCGTCTAACGCTAAAGCCGCCGCGTCGAAGAAAGTCTCGTCTAATAAGATCGCAAAGACACCTACCCCAGCGAATCCGATTAGCGCACCGAAAACTTCTACCAAAGGCGCCGTTTCTAAAGCGGCCAGAGACAGGGTTATGTCGAGTGGCAGGATCGATGATCTTGCCGATTACGTCTCGGAAGCTCTGTTTAGCTAACAAAACCTCACACTAGAAAGAAAAACTTACTATGGCAGCTCCCGCGGGACAATTGTTCCCCTCAGTTGGAAATAGGGAAGACATCCTTGATGTTCTTACCTACGTCGATAACAAAAACACACCCATC